GTGTTATCACGAAACAGGATGTAGGGATTATCATTTAGCAGCTTTAGACGGAAAAGTATACTCAGTAGATAGGGTAGAAGTTGCACCAAAACCTCCTCAAAAATTTAGTTTATATGGAGAATAGTATGAATTTAACAGAAGAACAAGTAGTAAAAAATTGGGAAGACCTTATGGAGGTCATCAACAAAAAAATGATAGGAGAAAGAAGGCAAAAACTATTATCCATGTATGAAAGTTTTCAGGAAAGGATGATGTTAGCACCAGCTTCAGGAATAGAGCACTTTCATAATTGTTTTGCTGGTGGATATGTAGACCACGTATTAAGAGTAATTAAATGTTCTGAAATGTTGTATGGCTCATGGGATGAAATGGGTGCAGATATGTCTGGTTATACCTTTGAAGAATTGATGTTTTGTGCCCTTAACCATGACCTTGGAAAAGTTGGTGATATTGACAATGAGTATTATGTTCCTAATCCTAGCGAATGGCATAGAAAAAATCAAGGTAAAATATACGACCCTAATCCAAATATTCAACATATGACAGTACCGCATAGAAGTATTTGGTTATTGTCTAATAATGGAATAAAGTTTTCTCAAAATGAAATGATAGGAATACTTACACACGATGGAGTATATGATTCTGCAAATGACGCCTATCTTAAACCATGGGGAAAAGAAAAAGCCTTATGGAATAACTTGCCCATCATATTACACCATGCAGACCACATGGCTTCAAGAATAGAATATGAAAATTGGAAAAATGGAAATAAAGTAAAAACTGCGTTTAGTAAAAATAACTTTAATAAGCAACCAAAGAAAGCTACTAAAATCTCTACAGAGTCTTCATCAGCACAAGATATGTTTAAGGATTTATTTGGAGAAGCATAATGATTTTTGAAATAATACTTGCTATATTTTTAATAACTAGTTTATACGTTAATTGGAATCTTTTAAGAAAGATAGAAAAAATAGAAGAAGCAAATGAAGAATATTCTGAGTGGATTACTCAGCTTGATTCGAGGATAAGAGATATATTGTCAACAATAAAAACAATCGATTCAAAAAATTTATTTGAATCTGACGATGAGGTAGGTTCAGTTTATGATAAAATATCAGAAACAATAAAAAAGTTAAAGGAGTTTTCTAATGAAGCTTAGTCCAGTAGAGCAATTTTATATAGACATAGAAAAACTTAGAGAAGAAGAACGCCTAGCAGAGTTAGAAGCCCTAAGGCTGAATAAGAAAAAAAGAGGTCGACCTAGAAAAAAGAAAATGTACTTTACACCAGAAACAGATTTAGCTATAATTGCATACAATGCTGAAACTAATCAAAGGTTAAGGAACAAGGTATATAACGAGTTTATTAAATATCCTTTTGACAAACTTGCTGAAAATATTATTCATACATTTAAGTTTTACTATATGGACGGTGGAACAAGAGAGGTGAAACATGAGGTCATAGCCTTTTTGCTAGAAAAGCTTGGAAAATTTAACACTGGTAAAGGTAAAGCATTTTCATATTTTAGTATTGTTGCAAAAAATTATTTAATACAAAATAACAATAGACAATATAAAGACTTAAAAAATAAGGCGCCGTTAACCGTATTAGATACTAGAAGAGATATACCAGGAGAGGTTACTGCACAGGAAAGATTAGAAGGATTAAACGTATTTATAGATAGATTTGCAGAATACTACGAGAAAAGAATTGATTCTAAATTTAGAAATGAAAGAGATAAAAAGATTGCCGCGGCACTTTTAGTGTTGTTCAGGGATAGAAAAAATATAGAAATATTCAATAAAAAAGCCCTATATATTATGATTAGAGAAATGACTAACACCAAAACACAACATATAACAAAGGTGGTTAATGTCATACGGGAAGATTTTGCAGAATTATACAAAAAATTTAATGAAGGAAGATTTTTTTAATAAAAAATTATATTTATATATGGTTACAAACAAAGGTTATTAAATAAAGGTTATTAGAATGACGTCAGGTTATTCAATAAAGGCTTAAAAGAAGAGAGCATTTTCATTATTAAGCAAATTAGATAGGAGAGAATTTTATGAGAAACATTATTTTAACAGTAGTTTTAGCGTGTGCGACTATTATTGGAACACAAGCGCAAACTAAAGGCGATTGGTACATTGGTACTGGTGACGTTGCAAACGTAGCTTGGACAGATTGGGCAGTTTCGCCAACTGTAGGATATGGTGTAACAGACAACCTAATGGTTGGAGCATCAGTATCTCAAGCAGACTCGACAGTAGATATGGAATTAGATTTCCATGCAAGATATTTTGTAAAAGGATATTTTGTATACGCTGCAACAAGCGGGTTGGACACTGAAACATTAAGTGTTGGATTCGGTAAATTGTTCACAATTAGAAACAATATTTACGTAGACCCTAAGGTGGTTTACAATACAGGTGAAAAGACTACAAACCTTACTCTAGGGTTTGGTCTTAAATTTTAATTAACGTCCATATTGGACAGATGCTCTCGATAATTATTAACAATAGAGAAAACAGGAGAAATCAAAATGGATAGCGTAATTAAATATATTACAGGATTCTTTGGTGGATTATCTACAATCCTTATGGCTGTTTTACCAGTAACGATCTTATGGTTCGTTTTATCTGGTGGATCAGTATTTGGAATGGATGTAATCGCAAATCTTACTGCATTAGTAGATGGATTTGGCCAAGGTGGATTTACAGGATTGGTAGTATTACTAATCGTGGCCTCATTTTTTGTCAAGAAATAATAATTGATAAAATAAGCTAAGCAAATAAGCTCGGAGTTAATTCTCCGGGCTTTTTGTTTTTTATAGGAACTTTATATTTATAGTAAAGACAACGTATAACGGAGATAACACATGTCACAGTTTGATGAAGAAATATTTGAAGGCAAAAGCTTTTCTGATTTATTAAAGGAAATACATACAAATTCAAAGAAAAAAGAAAAACAAATAAATTCACTGATAGCACAGCTTCAACCATTGGTTAAGAATATAACTGATGCAACAATACTAGTACCACTAATAAAGGACTATCTAGACGTAGGTATAAAAAATGATGATGCCCTAATAAAGATGGCTGGTATTATACAAAGAGCTATGAATAGGTCTGAATCAGAAGGAGGAGACTTTAACCTATCTGATGAAGAGAAAAAACAATTATTGGATACTGTAAAGACAACCACTAAAGTTGAGTGGGAAGAAGAGCCTAAAGTAAAAGATGGCAAAAGCTAAAAGCGGACAAAATAAAACACAATTTAAGAAGCCAACAGCTAATAAATCATTAAATAAAAAAATATCTGATGGATTAGGTGTAAGCGCAGAGGTTATAGATATTATTCTAGACCCAAGTCACCCTGACTACGATCCAGAAAAATTCCCTTCCAGGCAAATAGGTGATGCAAAAGTAAGAAAGCTGGAAAACTTTAATTTACCGACAGATCAATTAGAATACGTTAAACCAATGCTTCCAAATTGTTTTTTTGGTTTTCCACTAATTGGAGAGATAGTACTATTAGTTGATGCTCCATCAGCCTCAACTCAAAAATCTTACTTAGGTAAAAACCTATACTATCTTCCAGCTGTAAACGTATGGGACGACCCTAACCACAACCAACTTCCTGCTTCTAGCTTTGATATTAACCTATTAAGCGTTACCCCTTCAGAAGCTGAGGATTGTAATCCTTCAGGACAAATTACAGCACAAACAACCGAACAAGAAGAAGTAAATTTAGAACCGCCACTAGGAAGAACATTTCAAGACATGCCAATAAAAAAATTACAACCATATGAAGGAGATGTAATGTTTGAAGGTAGGCATGGCCAAAGTCTTAGGTTTGGTAGTACATATAAAACTGGATTGTCTCCTAATTTTTATTCTGGAGGCGGAGAAAATGGAGACCCAATAATAGTCATTAGTAATGGCCACAGGCCTGGTACAAAAGATAAAAATGAATCAGATGAACCTATTCCTAATCATATAGAAGACCCAAACCAGGATGCTTCAATAATGTTTATGTGTAATGGACAATCTGTGGATATAACAACTGCTTCAAACCTTTTTGATTCGTATGAGGTAACGTTTGATAATCAAATAGAGGCACAAAGAGAAGAGGAAGGATATACACCAACCCCTGCTCCAGACCCGTTTAAACCAAAGCCTGCTGAAGAAGCACCAAACGAAGAACAACCACCAGTTAAAGAGGATGAACCTTGTCCTGAATGCCCTGATGGAACTGTCCCTAAAAAAGATACTAATGGCGATTGTTCTCCATGCGCTAAAGAGGTTGAAGAAGCCGCTGCAAGAAAAGACGCTTCAAACTCGGAAGAAAATAAAACAAAAGAACATACTTGTGGTTTAGATAGAAGGTTAACTAAATCTTTATGTATGCAGATAGTCCAAGATACAATTGCAGGAGGAGGCTCTAAAAAATACAGTGACCTTGGTTGGATGAAAGAATCTTGGAAACTAAAAAAGGGTGGATATAATTCAGGAGGAGGAGAGTGTTGGGTAGGAATATTACACTGGACAGGAGCAGCAACTGAAACATTGTATGATGGAATGAAAAAAGAAGGCATGATAGAAAAGTATTGGCCAGATAAAGTGACAATACCAAAAAAGGATGCTTCAAAGGGCTGGTATTACGATGGTAAGTATGAAGGTCAAACTGTACAAATCACTTATGAAGTATTAAAGGATTTTTGCAAACACGCAGACTATAAAGAATTAAATTATCCATGGTGGGCAGACTCGATGAGAGACTTCTTAAATAATAGTAGTGATTCTAGAAAAGCGCAGAGAAGAGGCGTATGGGAAAAGTTTGGAGCTAAAGTTGAAGATATTAGTGCACAAGCAGAGGCTGCAGGTTATCCGCCATATCAAACAGCTAGAGAGTATGCAATGGTGATGTTCCATCTAAATTCATACGGTGCACCACTATATAAAGACTCATTCTTTAACGATCAGGATAGTTGGGGAACCAGAAAAAACTGGGACTCAGAAGAATTACTTAGAGTATACTGTGGAGGAATGGTTAAGGGTAAAGATAAATCGACTGGCGGAGAATCAGATAAGCAACAAGTAGCTTGTTGTAGAAGTAGGTGCAATATGCTACACAAAAAATATCCTCCTTGTAAATGCCTGTTAGACTCAAATAACGTGCACTATAAACCATTTGTATATGGTGGATGTAGTGGACCTAGAAGGTCAAGCCTTGACGGTTCTGGAGGAACAGGAAAATCAGGTTGGCAAGGAGCACAATGTAAGGTTAGTCAATATACTGGAGAAGGTGTGGGTAAGGAACCAACAAATGAGGACGGCACACCAAAAGACTGTTCAGATCCTAATTACAATAAAGGGGTAGATGGTTGGAAGTGTATGAACAAAGAAGACTTTTGTGCATGGGCAGATGACTTTTTTAGAAATAGTAATAGGTCTTTCGGCTTTCAACAGTCTTTGACGTCAGACGAAAAAGATTTATTAGAAGATAAAGTGAGAAAGTGCGAGTAATAAATGGCAAGAGCAAAAACTTCACAAAATAAAACTCAATTTACAAGGCCAAACTTTAAGTCTGGATTAGCAAATAAGGCTATGAACGTCATTAAGGAAAAAGCCGAGGTAGTTGACGTTATATTACATCCAAACCATCCAGAATTTAATCCACAAAGAGGAAGAATTGTTGGATGCATACAAGCTAGAACAACTACCAGAATAAATCAACCACTAGAAAATGTTGAGTGGTATCACCCAATGCTACAAAACCTATATAGTCAGTACCCATTAATAGGGGAGAATGTATTACTTGTAAAGGGAGCGGGTAAAGGGAGTCAAAAAAACCCAATAAAGTTTGAAAAATATTATCTTCCAGCCGTAAACGTATTTCATAATGTTAACAATAATCAAAATGCGGGAATATCTACAAACGCTCTTGGAGATACAACTGAAGATGACATATGTAACCCATCAGGCCAGTATAGTTCAAATCCAGGAATAGAAAAACAAGATCAGGTAGAAGAGGTACCGTTAGGTAAAACTTTTGTTGAAAAAGAAATTGCTCCACTGTTTCCATATGAAGGAGATACAATAATACAGGGAAGATTTGGAGCTAGCATTAGGATGGGAAGTACTTCTACTTTTGCTGATACTCCAAATTACTGGTCCAGTGAAGGACTAAATGGCGATGCTATAACCATAATAAGTAACGGCCACTCAGTAGCTCAAGATTCAGACTACCATATAGAAGATATAAATAGGGATTGTTCAGTGATAATGTATTGTGAAGGACAGTTGATACCAATATATGTAGCCTCAGATATATGGGACTCTTATGGCACTACCTTTGATAGAAAACAAGCCGAACAAAAGGCTTTAGATATTATACAAGACAAAGAGGTACAAAAACACGACGACCCAGAAGACGAAACCGATGAAAAAGATGATGCATGTCCAGACGGCTACGTAATGAATGAAGAAGGAGATTGTGAAGAACAGCCTTCAGAACAAGAAGAAGATGATGACTTTGAATCAAACCAAGAGGTAACTGGGGTTGTAAAAAAATGTTGGGACGCAGATGAGGCCAATGGAAACGATGAAAGAAAATTGTTATTAAAGGAAATGGTAGATGACCTTGTTGCAAATGGTGCTACACCTGAAGGTGCCTCAGCTTTAATTGGAAACTTTTTATCAGAAGGTGCAGGGCCAATATGTACATCTGCTCCAAGTAAAGATCCTGGAAAAGCTGTTGCCAGTGCTCTATACAATTTAGAAAAATGGCGTACTGATAAGAGTTCTGGACCACAAACTAAATCTAATCAGAATGGATATTGGAATGGAGTAAATACAACAGAAAGAGGTGGAACAAAGTGTGATGGAGGTTGTTGGTGTGGTGTTGGAGCATTTGAAACACGAACAGTGTATAAAAATAAAACATACGGACCAAACGAAAGCGACCCTCAGTTTACAAGATATGCGAATTGGCAAGGTGGTGTCGGACTAATACAGTGGACAGGAGTAAGAAGAACAAAATTTGAAATAGCCCTAGGGGTTCCACCATATTACGACGGAACAGGAGGGTATTTATGGCCTAAAACTCCATTTGGAAAAGGAGGTGGAGGTAAATGGAAAAACGGAAAACTAGTTACCCCTCCAACAGAGATAGGAATAACTCCAAAACCCCATAATAGAACAGAATACAATAGAGCAATATTAAATGCTACTTATAGAGGTAGTAAGCCTGGACTTAATGCACAATTAGTTTATTCTCTAATAGAAATGAAATCAGGATACAGAAGCGTCTATGATTTAGTTACCAAGAGTAGGGATATAGGAAAAATAACCTTTGAGATATACGCAAAATTTGCAACCCCAACATCATACATATATGGAAGACCTGGCGGAAAAAATCCAAGTGGAATATCAAATAAACCCAGTAAGGGTTCAACATACAGTGATTATTACAACCACTCTGTAAAAAAGCGTACTGAGAATGCTGAAAATACATACATAACTTGGAAAGGATTTTTATTTCCAGACCCTCCAACAGCTGCACCAGTATCTACAAATGTTATACAACCTCCTGCAGAAGATATAGTTATATCTAGAGAAGATGGATACTTTGAGGTAGAAGTATATGGAGGATTCAAAATACTACAAGAAACAGGTGCTGAAGAAGAGTTTGCAGAAAACACGCGAAACGACCAGCCAGCTTGGTTTTTCTATAATGTTGAGACTGCCTTTGTTCCTTCTCCTCAACTTGAAAACATACAGGACAAGCAAGGGTTTAAGGACTTCATGGTACCTTCACCGTCATCTGGCCCAATGTTTAGCTTTTTAAGACAGCTTAGAAGCGGTTACTCTGAATATCATGATTTGGCAGGTAAAGACTTTCCAAGTGAAGACGCTGAAAAAGCGTTTGGTCCAGAGGGATATATATTTGCCATTAAGGCGTTTATAGACGAACAAATAGAAGACTGGATAGATGAGGAGAATTCATAATGGCTAGAGGAGCAGCAAAATCAACTTTTAGAAAAAGTAAAAAAACTAGACAAAGGCCAAATTCCAACACTAGGCAAATATCGTCTCAAGCTAATTTGAGGTTTGCATCTGCTGAAGTGATAGACATAGTACTTGAAGACACTCACAAAGATTACAATCCTCAAGCCAGAATATTTATTGGAGCAATAAAGGCTAGACAACTAGAACATGAGTTTGGCGTACCAGATGAAAATTTAAGTTTTTACAGGCCTTATTTTGGAGTAGGAATATGGACTCCTCC